GTCGTCGGGACGCCGAGGGCCGAGGCGGTGAAGATGCCGAGGGGCTGGGCGGCACCGGAGCCGGTGAGGTACGCCTTCTCTTGCGTGATCGACCGGACGTATACGATCTCGTCCCGGACGATGCCCTCGGGGTTCATCGGCGACATGGCGAGCCAGTCGCGGCTGACGATGATCTGCTTGGAGAGCGGATGCGGCTCGAGCTTGCGCTTGCCGAAGCGGAGGCTCGTGTCCTCGCTGGCGACCTGGAGTTCGGTCGTCCACTCGGAATCGGCGGCCCTGGCGGTCCTGGAGGGCATGCCGAGCGACGCGGCGTTCAGGCAGGGGATCACCCTGGCGAGCGGGCGGATGAACACTGCGGCGTCGAGCTCGGCGATCAGTTCGGCCACGAACTGCTCGTCGGGGACGACGTAGCCGCCGAGCTCGCCGCTGCCCATCGCCAGGTCGCGCAGGGCCTCGGGCTTGGTGCCACGGCAGAACGCCCTGAAAGCCGCCCTGGCTTCCGGCGTCTCCGTGCGCTCGCGGTGAGCGGCATAGGCCGGGTTGTCGGCGTCGATGTTGTACCGCGCGCGGAAGGCGCGGACTTCGGGGGAGACCTCCGCCTGGCCGCCCTGGCCGGGGCGGTCGGGGGTGGTGCGGCGGTGGCCGGCGGTGGCGACGTCGCCCTCGGCGCCTTCGAGGGCGGTCAGGCGGTCGGCGTCGGCCTTGAGGGCCTTGGCGTCGTTGAGCATCTTGTCAATGCTCTCGCGCTCCTCGGCGGAGAGGTCGCGCTTCTCGGTTTCGGCCTTGCTGGCGAGGCCGCGGGCGTCCTCGATCAGCTTGGCCCGCCTCTGAAGCAGTTCCTTCGGGTTCATTTGTCGCTCCTGTGCTGGGTTGGTCAAGGTTCCTACGGATCTCGGCGACGGTCTACGGATCGGGCCGAGGGGATTACTCCTACAAGGCCGCCAGGCGTTCGCGGGCGGCGTCGAGGTTCGGGGTCAGACCGGAGATTCCGCTGAGGTGTCCGATGACCTCGCGGAGGAATGTGCGGTCGTCTTCGGCCACGTCGAGGCCGTGTTGCTGCTGGCAGAGGACGCGGGCGAGCCGGTTGTGGTCGAGGCCGGCGGAATGGAAGAGGGAGCGGAGGTTGACCTCGGTGTCGGGATAGGCCGGATAGGTGACGGGGGAGACGTCCCAGAGCCGCACCTGGCGGAGGTCGCGGACGACTTCGCCGCCCTCCTTGTGCCAGGCGTCGTCGAGGGCGTCGAAGCCGAACGAGCAGCCCGTCACATCGCCGCGCTTGATGCTCTCCGCCACGTCGCGGCCGACGGTCGTGTCGGGGAGAATGGCCGTGAAACGGAGGCCCTTGTCGTCCTCGTTGAGGCGGAGGGTCTTGGCGGCGGTGCGGCCGAGAATGGCGGACGGGTCGTGGTTGAAGAGGGCGCGCACATCGGCGCCTTCGTCGAGATGCTTGCGGAAGGCGCCGGGCAGGATCCGCTCGCGGAAGCCGCCGAGGTCCACGGAGAGGACGTTGAAGCGGGCGGCATAGCCGACGATGCGGCGGGGTTCGTCGCCCTCGGGCTCGGCGACGCGCAGTTCGTGGTCCTCGAAGAGGTAGCGGCGGTCCATGTCACGCTTCCTTTCTGGCCGTCCAGGCGGCGAGGGAGGTGATGAGGGAGTCGGCGAGGGCCTCGGCCTCGCCTTCGGGCCAGTCGGCCGTGGCGGCGTCGAGCTCGCCGAGGGTCGTGTCGGTGGCGCGGACGCGGGCGAGGGCGTCGAGGGCGGCGGCCTGGTGTCGCTCGCAGAGCTGGGTGGCGTGGTTGCCGACTCGGAACTCGGCGGCGGCCGCCGCGGCGGCGAGGCGGGCGTGGCCGTTCCCGGCCACGGCCTGCATGGCTCGCACACAGGAGAGCGCGGGAGCACGGAGAGCTGCGAACAGCACGTCCCGATGCTTGGCGTAGACGCCGGCGATGGCGGCGCGGGCGTCGGGCTTCCGGGCGGCGCCGAGCACGGCTTGTCGCTCTCGGCGGGCCATGCGGGCCGTGGCGTCGAGCATGGATGAGACTTGGGAGGCGCCGATGAAGGCCAGGGCGGCGGAGCGCTCGGCCTCGTCGTCCCCGTCGGGTTCGGCGGAATCGCCCTCGCCGGCTTTCTTTTCCTTCGGCGGTTCCTCCTTCGATGGCGGGGCGCCGGCGGGGGTGTCCTGGTATGCGTCGCCGCCGGGGTCGGTGCGGGGCGACATGTTTTCCTTGCGGCGGATCTCGTTGGGGTTGAGGACGCCCATCTGGCGGGCGATGTTGTAGACGGTGTACCGCGTGGAGACGTCGGTGCGGAGGATGGCGTCGGGGAGGAACTCGACGAACAGTTCGTCCTTGCGGTTGTCGGGGATGACCTTGAGCCAGTACTCCTCCTCCCATCGGATGAGCCAGGGACGGAGGGTGAGCGTGTAGAAATCGAGGTTCATTTGCTCGCCGTTGGACCATGTGGCGCGGCCGTATTCGGCGAGCTTGTTGGGTTGGATGCGGAACCAGCGGCAGAAGTCCAAGACGCTGTGCTGGCGGGCCTCGAGGAACTGGGCGTCCTTCATGGACATTCCGCCGAGGCGGGTGTCCCACTTGAGGCCCTCCTGGAGTAGGAGGACGCCGAAGGCGTTCGGCCCGCCCGCTTGTGCTTTGAGGTCGGCGATGATGTTATTGCGGGTTTCCGTGGTCACCTTGCCGGGGGTAGTGAGGGTGTTGCTGGGGAAGACGCCGTTGCCGAAGAAGTGGCCGCCGAACGCCTCGGCGGCCAGGGCGGTGCCGATGGTCTCGCGGGCGTGGGTGAGGACGCTCTTGCCGACGATGCCGTCGCCGAGGCCGCGGATGTGGAAGACGCGGTGGGCGGGGAGGCGTTCCACGCCGCCCTTCGCGGGGTGGTGCTTGTAGACGAGCGTCCCGTCGCCGTCGCGGTCTACGCGGACGCGGGCCGGGTCGAGGCGGTGGAAGGCGGATGCTCGGCCTGCGCCGTCGAAGACGATCTCGGAGTAGGAGTTGCCGGCGACCAGGGCGTTGGCCTGGCAGGATTCGCGGTAGGGCAGGGCGGTCATCTCGGGGTTGGGGCGGTAGCGGAGGACGTTGTAGAGCGGGTCTTCGGTGAGGCGCCGGCGGTCGTCGCCGTCGCGCTGGTAGAGGATGCAGGGGAGTGAGCCGAGGCCCTCGGAGATGACGGCGACGGCGCAGAAGAAGGCGGAGAGGTTGAAGGCGGTGGCCTCGGAGACGTGGGTGCCGGCGGCGGTGGGGCTGAAGCCGAAGAGGCTGGCGAGGGCGGGGTCGCCGGGGTGGAGGCCGTTGATGGCGGTGGCGCGGGTTTCCGCGGGGGCGACTCGGAGAGCGAAGTTGGCGAGGGCTTGGCGGAGGCGATGGAGGATGGCCACGTGCAGGGTCCAACGAGAAGGCCGTGTAGGGGGTGCAGGCCCCTGCACGGCCTTCCGCCCGAGAACACATGCTTACGCGCTTAGTATAGGATGGCCGCGCGGGGTGTCAATAGGAAAACCGCTACATGGTGCAGATGGGGGCACAGGTGGCCCCTAGGGGGCATGCCGCTGGCGCAGCTCGAGGGTAAACGGGCCACGCAGGAGGCGGGCGGCTTGGGCAAACGTGTACCATCTGTGAGAGGTATAGTACTGGTCATCCTCTGCGCGTTGAAGCATTGGCTGGATATAGTACTGGCGCTGGCTGTCGTCGCCAATGAGTTTGCCGAAGGGAACTGCGCAGATGCTTTGACCCGGCTTAGCAGCGCGAAGTGCGGCGGTTGCGTGTGCGAAGACGCCCATCAAATCCCACACCGCGCCCGCGGCGTGCTCTTCTTTGAACCACAATACAATGAAAACTTTGGCTGGCATTGGCTTACTCCTTTCAGATGAGGCGGATGGATTGGCTTTCGTACACGGAGTGGCCAGCGGCGGGGTCGGCCACGAGGGCGCGACCGAGGGCCATGACGAGGGCGACGATGCCGTCGATCCGCTGGTTGGACTTCTTCTTGGAGGGCTTGATGTTGTCGGCGGCGTCGCGCTCGACGGCGACGTTGGCGGCCATCCAACGCAGCACGGGGCTGGGGGCGACGAGGATGCGGCCGGTGACGAGGAGGCGTTCCAGCTCTTTGGCGGGGGCGCTCATGGAGGCGTAGCCTTGGCCGAACTTGACTGGGTTCAAGCCCTCCAGGTCGAGCTGCTGGGCGAGCTGCTCGGCGTTCCAGCGGTCCACGGCGATTTCGAGGACGTGGTGATTGTCGCCGACGGTGCGGATGGCGGCTTTGAGGGCTTCGTAGTCGGTGGCGTCGCCCTGGGTGAGGGTGATGTGGCCTTGGCGTGCCCAGGTGAGGTAGGGCACGCGGTCGTGCAGCTCGCGGCTGTGAGCGGCCTTCTCGCACGCGAAGAACCAGGGATGCGCATAGAACAGGGGTGCCTTGTCGTCGCCTGGGGGCACTTCGAGGGGGAAGAGGCCGAGGAGGGCGGTGAGATCGCGAATGGTCCCCATGTCGAGGGCGAGGATGACGTCGCAGCCGATCAGGTCCTCGAGTAGGGATTCGGGAGCGGTGCAGGCGTCCCAGGCGCCGAGGGGCAGCCAGCGCTCGGCCTGCTCCGTCCACTGGTTGAGGTGGAGGCGCCGGAAGGGATTCTCGAAGCTGGGCTGCTGCACGGCGCGCGTGTGTTGCTCGCGGAGGAAGTCCTTCCGGACGGAGATCCCATAGTTCGGGTTGGCCTTCCGCCAGGTCTTCTCGGAATGCCAGTTCTCGTCGTTGACCCACTTGCCGTCTTTGTCCTTGTGGCGGGCTTCGTAGATCACGGGCAGGTAGTGCGGGTCGTCGCGGGTGCCGTCGCGGATGTCGCAGGCGTAGTTGTATTCGGTCATGCAGATCGACTCGGTATCGTAGCCGGCGGTGGTCACGCTGATGAATAGGGGCTGGCGCCGGGAGCGCATGCGGGAGATCATCGTGTTGTACAGCTCGGCGTTGGGCTGCACGTGGAGCTCGTCGAAGAGCACGCCGTGGGCGTCGGAGCCGAAGTTGAGCTGCGCTTCGGCGGCCAGGGGCATGTAGAGGCTGTTGCTCGCCTCGTAGAGGATCCGCTTGGTGGATTTGAAGATGTGGGCTCGGCGGGTGAGCTCGGGCTCGTTCTCGATCATCGTTTTGGCGATGTCGTGGGCGATGGCGGCCTGGTCGCGTTTGCCGGCCACGGAGTAGATTTCGGCGCCAGGCTCGCCGTCGCAGAAGAGGAGGTAGAGGGCAATGCCGGCGATGAGGGTCGTCTTGCCGTTGCCGCAGGGCACGAAGATGAGGCCCTTGCGGTAGCGGCGGGTTCCGTCGGGGCGCTTCCAGCCGAAGAGGTTGGCGATGATCGCCTGCTGCCAGGGCTCGAGGAGGAATGGTTCGCGGTCGCGGGCGAGTTCGCCTTTCACGTGGGTGAGGCATTCGGGAAAGAAGTCCAGGGCCCGTTGGGCCGCGGCGGTATCGAAAACGCAGTCGCCGGCGGTAGCGACGGGATCGTAGCCGGGAATGAGGCGGAGAAGCCGGCGCCACTTCGCGGGGAACCTACTGGGTGAAAAAACGGTTCTTCTTGTTGACGGCATCCGTGGCTTTCCCGACAGTGATGGCGAGGCTGGCGCGGGCCGAGGGCGTGAGACCGAACTGTTGCTCGAGGCGGAGGAGGATGGCTTCGAGATTGTTCACGATGGCCACATGGGGGGTCTGCTGGAGGTACTTGAGGTTGCCCGCATCGTCGCGGACCGCGATGACCTCGCCGAGGGGGTTGCCCTGCTTGTCCAGGGCAAGGAGCGCGTCGGAGTTGCGGCGCCAACGGAGAAGGGCACGCACGTAGCGGGCGATCGTTGCGGCGTCCACGCGGGAGAGCGTGCCGATCTCCGAGAGCTTGGCGAGCACGTCGCGCCAGATGGGCAGCTCGGGTTTCGTGAGCCAGGCGGGCGGCTCGGGAGCTTCGCGTGGGGCGGGCGGCTCGGCAGTGCGCCGTTTGGCACGCCAGGAGCCCCGCTTGGCGAGGGTGGCGGTCGGTGTGGGGGGTGGGCCTCTACGTCCCATCGCGTCGCCTCCCCCCCCTCCCCGAAACCCGTGAAAAAATACGCGCGTG